AGTGCTCCAACTGTGATTCAGGACAATAGTACGANTNAATAATGTTACTAACAATACAATANTTAGANCNCCNTCNCCCANNGGGCCAANTTTGCANTTTGAGNGANGGGATTTTGTTCNCGAAGATAGCGTAATATCTANTTACGCTTCTGCTAACTTCTTGAAGTAATCAAGGTTCTCATCTTCTGAAGTAGAAGATTCGGGAATCGGTGTCCCACCATCAAACGGAGCCTCATCGTTTTCTACCGATGTTGGTGCCGTCATTGCAGCGGTTTGAATGTTCCCAAGAACCGTATCCAAACGAGTTTTCAACTCATCATAGGTCTTGAAACTCTTCTGGTCAATGAACTCTTCCAAGTCATGTTGTTCACCAAAAACACGTTCCATTTCCGACTCATCTTCAGAGAGTGGAGCAGAAGTCATGAATTCAGACTTGTCATAGTTTGAGAAACCATCGACTTTACGAATCTTCAGTTTGAAGTTCGCACCATCCCACAAATTGAAAACATCAACTTCTGTTTCATCTTCAAATTCGGGATTGGACATTGAACTAATCTTGTCGAAGATTTTCTTCCCAAAACGGAAAAGGAAAACCTTTCCTTCGTTCTGAGGATTCGCCTTATCTTCAACAACATAAATGTTGGAAAAGTAAGTCAATCTACGTTTCTGTTTGCGAGCAATTTCCTTGTTCGCTTCGATTCCTGAGTTCCAGAGAACAGAATTGTACTCCGATAGGGGATCTTTTTGACCAATAGTGGTCAAAGAGTTTTCGATATACCAACCGCCTGGGCCCTGAAAACCATGATTGAAGACACGCACAAACGCTGTCTTATCATCATCTACTGCTGGAAGGAATCGAATGACAGCGTATCCACTGCCGGATTTGTCGAGTTCCGCTTTCCAGAAGCGCTCATCATCTCGACTAAAATTGTTTTGGGGTTTGTTGATCTTTTCAATTTCTGATTGAAGTTTTTCAAGATCGGTAGTTCGCCTCTTTTTGAGGTTTGCGAATGATGTTGCCATCTTATTCTCCTTGTTCTACGTGTTTCAGATTATCCACTTTATGCATAATGTAATTCTACTTGTTTTTTTAATATGTCTACATATTTCTGCTTATCCACATTCAAGAATGGTGCATACTTTAAACACATATTATACAAATCCGGCCAAATGACCGATTCCTCTATGTTCTCATTGAACTTAGAGGTAAAATGAAGTATCGAATCCATTATAATGAAGGATTCAATCGACACTTCCTCGCCAAATAAACGGCGAAGCACAGGGGGATGTTGACCATCCCGACAATTAAAAAGTAAATTAAACTCATCGCTTGAATCAAATAACGAGTCGATCTCATTTTCAAACACATACGGAAGGCCTTGGATTTTCGCTTTCCATGCGATATAAGTCTGGCGACCCTCTGGCGATGTGATGTTGCCCACCCAAAGATCATTAGTTTTAACGAAGTTTGAGACAAGAAATCTAGTGAGTTCATCTTCTTTATAAATTTTCGACAAACGCACAAAATGGTGTTTGTCTTTTCGTTTCTCAAAAGAAGTTTCGCTCGCACGAACTCTTCCATTAAACTTAAAATAATCGTATTCATCCCTATTGAAATGTTGTTTTAATGAAAGATATTTTTGGTACACTTCAAAAGGAGTCACTTGATATATCATATAGGAAGTTTAGATGTTTTGGGCATAAAATTCAATATCTCTGCCTCTTCCCTTAATTTATTTTTGGTTTTGATATTGATAAGTCCTGCAACCGTTTCTGATTCGAGACCTTTTTCATCTGCATGATAAAGCATTGCATCAAGGTAACTCATTCTGGTTCTTTCAACAATTTCATCAATTTCAGTATTATATTCTTCCGAAGAATAAAAATTTAGTAATTCTGACATTATCCCTTAATTATATCAAATTATGACAACATTGTCAAGTTAAATCATATCATTATTATTTTTTCCTATGACTTCTCCTTCTTTTTGTTCTGGATCATCCTTGTCTTTAAACCAATAATCTGTTGACTTGGCGAGGACTGCCACATAGGCTCCGACCATGATATTGATCAAATCTCTCGATTCGGTAGGCAATGAACCAAAAAACAACAACCATATTAAAAACAAAAAAGTGAAAACTATAATCATAGACAACGAAAATCGTGCCCACCAATTCAATTTTTTTCTTGTTTCGATTTTCTCATAACGTAATGCTTCCATCGGATTGCTCTCCCATAATTTTTCTTCTTGATCTTCAATCATTTCGGATGAAGTGTTGATTTTTCCATCGCCCAATCGTTGTTTGATTTTTTTATTCATTTTTCTTCTATTACCGTGACCCACTGCGGCCCATTTTTCTTATAGTAATACATACTGGTTTCAGTTTTTTCTTGCATTTTGAATAGAAACTTTTTACCTGCGTGGGAACCTTTTAATAAACGAGAAAAGAAATCTTTGAATTTATCTCCTATATCATCCACTGAAATACTACGTCCACCAACATCAAATTTATCTAAAACTTTACCTATTCCTGCATTACGATTAGTTCCGATCATTGCGAAAGAATTCTTATCTTTTACAATTACTGAATGTTGGTCATATTTTTTACCCAATTCGAGCATGTCTTTTCTTTTGATATTGGGGATGAACAGAGATTTCTCATTTACGAATCCATCTTCTTCTTGATATCCACCCTTTAATTCAATAAAACCAAAACCTTTTTCTCTGACCAATCCTTTAAGTTCATTATAACGACCCAAATTTTCTTTATCGGAAAATTCTTTTCTGAATGGTGATATTACACCAAAATTTTCTGTCTTGTTTATATGAGTCATGATCCTCGAAAGACTCGACTCTGCTATAAATGTTCTAAATGTCAACATGTTGTATTTTTCCGTGTATAGTATTGAAGGGGGTTGTTTCTGTTACTAGGCACAACCCCAAAAAAACCCTACAGTCTAATTATGCCGCTAGAGCAACCCTCGCAGGGGAATAGTCTGAATGATTAGCAGCGTTGAAATTTGCAGCTAGTTTGTGATGTTGGTCATCACCCATCCGTTCTCGCTGTTACTCTCACTAGCAATCGAATACCAAAACACCCCCAATTCGGTTATAGTTGGTGGAGGTGACCAGAGTCGAACTGGCGTCTTACTTAGTTACCCTACAGGTCATCAAACATCTCTAACTATTTAGTATTTATATAATAGTCAACCCCACCTATTCTATCAAAAAGGCAGATTTCCCCCTTTTTTGAAATGGTATGCCTCACACACTTCTTGTAATTCGTGAATATGATCCAGAGGATTGTAAACTCTCCAATCAATATGAATATCCGCATCTAACATGTGATTGTATTTTTTCGAGTCAAATCTGATCAGGGAACATATTACTATTTTTTTTGGAATCAATCCATACATTTCATATAACATAAAACTATACGCAGTTCCTTGTAATATATAAGATCGAAGATATTCTTCCTTTTTGAGATACGATGCAGTCTTCCAATCGATGATCGCAAGTTCACCTTCATAATCCGCAATCAAATCTGTTGTTCCTGCGATTCGGAGTGAGTCTGACCACATCATCAACTCAATCCCACGAATATTATCAATCTTTTTTTCGATTTGACTGGTTGCCAAATTGATTAATTCTTTGTGTTCGGGAAGAGTATTTTTATCGAAATAATTTTCATCTCCACGAATATATTTTTCAAGCACCCCATGAATTCGAGTTCCTCTCTTAGAAGCTTTAGTTGAAACTCTATTGGCAACTTCTGCTCCCACCTTAGACTTCCATTCTTCTATCCCTTTTTTACTGATAATCTCATAGAGAAGAGAGGTTATAGATGGATATGTTCCCTTTGCTGAATGATATTTTCTACCATCCACACCAGAATTATCTTGTTTTATTTGTTCTCTTCGATCTTCAAGTAAATCATAATTAAATTGTTTCATATATCAATGGGTATCTATTGTACTGTGAAGGTGTTTACTTTTTATATCTTTGAGTTTGTCTTTGAATCCATCATCTGGTTTTTTTCCTGCAAAGTGCCAGGGATCACCAATATATGGTTTCGCAAACACCATTTTAACTTTACCACCACAACCAGAAATCGGACATGGTTTTTTAGTGGGTTCGTTTCTTTGATCTATGGTCGAAGACTCTTCAAAACCTTCGTCACATTTTTCACAAACGTAGTCATAATGAGGCATTATAATATACTCCTTTTTTATGATTTTTCAATCAGATTACCATTTTCGTCAATAAAGTCACATGGGCCGACAATACAAGTCCAATTTCCCTTTCTCTCTATTGTTATTTTCTTTTTTGGTATTTCAACCTTTACTGTTCTTTTAGGTGTCCAAAAAGTTCTTTTTGGTTCCACAAAAGGAATTTCTACTATTACAGGTATCTTTTCATGTGTATGAAAAACTTTCCGTCTTTCGATTACACAATCTGGACACTCGCCAGTTTTCGTATCCACCCAACATCCAGACATTGCGTGACAGACCTCTTCTGTCACATATTCAACTCCTGCTAATGCGGATGAACTCAAAAACAGAACAAACCATAATATAAGTATTAAATTTTTCATATTTGTTCCTTTTTTATTGTTACATGTATATTATAACCTATTGGAACAGAAATGTCAAGTTGTTTACAAAGTTTTTTTTACTTCCATAAAAAATATGTCTATCAATTGAAACCAAAACCCTTTTTCTTTTACTCCATTTTGGATATTTTTCCATCCAATTTGCATGATAGTGCGTTGCACCATCTGTTATGTCAATTAATGCTTTGTCACGATAATCGACAAGAATTTTTTCTGCAAGGTCTTGCGATGATTTCCAAGTTCTACCTTCTCTTGGTTCATCCGACAAGCCATCACAGTACCACGAAAATTGACATTTATTTCTCACGGGAACATGTTCACCCCTTCTTTCATTATAACGATGAATGCCCTGTTGTACTACTTCACATATGGTATCGGGATATTTGTTGTTTAATACACGATTGATCGTGACATTTGCAACTGCTAATTTTCCCGCTGTGCTTTCCACTCCTGCCTCAAAGTAAATATTTTTCGACAAACAGAGAACATCTGCTGGTGTATGTTTTATTTTGTCGAATTCGAGAGATTTATAATAGTCTAACACAACTTTATGTTCAACCATGTTAGATTCCCATAGTTGAACAGGTGCATTACTATTGATCGGAGAAGTAGTATACCATAGTGTAGCAAACAAAGCAAGGAACACCCTTACTGTCTTTACCATACTTGTACCTTTTTTTGGTTATTAATTTCATCCACAAAAAACATGAAATACAAAACTCATCAACCAAATGTGGTTATATTTATATAATTCTATGGTTCAGGTAAGGGTTTTATTATCAATCCACACCTCCACTATTTGCCGTGGGTATGTCATTTTCCTCAATCGTGTCCTCCTCCGGTGATACTTCTTTTTCCTCGATATCAGGAAGAAGATCTGGCCAGGTGTCTTTGACTAACTTATAGGATAACCCTTTATACGATAATTTTTGATCCTTGACCGCAATAATTAGTTTAGCATCATTGGGATCAATCCGTTCTAATAATTGGACAAACATAGATTCTCTCCTCAACATTGGAATATCATGAGGACTGGGATCGATATAATAATTCAACTTTTTTACCTCGAAATGAAGGGAATTGGGAGTCGAATCNGCTACCTGTCCTGGCGTATAAGGTGGTTTCCCAGGCGGAAGATGCCACTTAGCGTCAGGATGATAATTTAACTGTAACAACACCCTAGTTGCAAAATTGTCTCTGTCTGTGAGTATTTGTCGTTTCTCTTCTCTTGTCTTGGCCTTACCAACCAATTCAAGGGTTTCTAAAATATTGAATTCTGCCATATCAAACTTCTCCTATAAATTGTTTATCTGTCAATGCAGCTGTTTTAGTCGTTGAACGATGGTGGTTGATCGTTTCTATCACTTCACCTTCCAATTCCATTTCATTAGTCCACACTACACCAGTATCGGGATAGAATACCCCCACAGACCTCTTAGGAGTACCGTCAGGGTAATATGCCATTGCAACACACCTCATGATCACTTTGTGTTCTTCATTTTTTCCCGAAAACACTCCAATCCAATCACCAATTTTTAGATAGTGTTCGCAATAACGAATATATGCTTTACGAGATTTGGATTCTATTTCTGCCACTCTGCGTTCCTTTTCTCCAACGTGCATACCCCTTTCCTGTTTACTCAATGTGGCAACCATTTCTTTGTTGTGTTTGATCCACCCTTTAACATTTTTAAAAGAAAATGTATCATCATCTGGGAGAGCAAGAACACGAGCATTCACATTTTTATATTCGGCTGGTTTCCTCTTTTTACGCATTTCTTTCATGCGTTCTCGAAGCGCCTCACGTTGTTCTTCCGAAATCTTACGAGTACGTTTTACCTTCATTGGTTTGCGTTCTATTTTCACTTTCTTTGTCATTACGATTTTTTCTCCTTGGTGTTTTCAATATTATTCTTGATTGTTTCTAACATCATTATCCACTGTTTTGCAGTAGTTTCGATATCATAATGCATATCATAGTATTGTTTTTGGAATGCAAGACCAGACTGAACTGGTGGTTCCCAAAAATTATTAATTGCATCTTTCAAAACATACGCAAACTTCCTCGCATGTTCGGTCTTGTCTTGGACAAATCCATACATCCATGCGAAATTCGCACACGTTTCTGGAAGAACTCCAAGATTTGGACACACCACAATGCATCCTGCACTCATCGCTTCAATCACAGATATACATCCTGTTTCTGGATAGACATTTGGATATGCAAGAATATGTGTTTGTTGTAACGCTGACCGAATTTCATCATTAGAAACTGTTCCATGATAATTCACATTTGGTGTCTCTTTACATGCGTTATAAAGAGGTTCCCATTCTTTGTCTTGTTCTTCCCAACCATATATTTTAAAACTCGAATATATGTCAAGTACTACATTTTCTAATTTTAATGCTTTAAATGCACCAATCAATACATCCAATCCACGATGTGGCGTAGAAATATATGCGAGTCGAATCGGGCCATCTTTTGGTTTGGTGTGTAGTGGAATTGGTTCTATTGCATTTTTGAGAACAACACTTTTTTCATATTCAACACCGAGATCTATATTATATTTTTCAAGTGACCAATCAGAAGGAAATACAAATCGTTCAAATTTATCACGATGAGATTTGTCTTTTAAGAATTGTACTTCGGGATCTTTCGATGTGTCCTGAAACCAAAGGATTTTGGGTTTGTCTTCGTATTCACGAACTCTCGAAAGGATGATCTGAAAGTAGTTCCAGAGGTCATCAGGCACTCTCTCCTTGACTCTTTGGTAAATCAACTCACTTCCACCCTTTGCATTCTTTGATTGTTCGACCACATCTCCTTCAGGTGGAGGTGGTGGAAGTCCTTGTTCTTTTCTTTTTCGAATTTCTTTTATTTTAGAATTATCGAATTTCATCATGCCCATTAAGGTTCTCCAATCTTATCATGCCCATTAAGGTTCTCCAATCTTATCTAGAGCCTCTACTCTTTCGAGTGCTTCTAGAGATTCATTATTTTTTTCTGCCGATGGTTCTATGTTCTCTTTCCCAAAGAACTTCAAAATCACCTGTAAAATTTTATCAAACATTTCTTATTTCCATAGTATTATTATAACAAATTTTTTCTAAAGTGTCAAGTTTTTTCCTGAAAAAGTTTACCTTGTTCGACACCATGTAATTTATACTGCAATATTCCCTCATACCAAACTTCAACATCCTTTCCAGTTTGTTGAAAAATGAATGCTTCATTGTCCGCATCGATTTTACTGAATTTCAATATTTGTCCATTTTTTGTTTCAACTAGATAGGGGTTTTGCTCGACTTGCATAACTGTTCCTTTAAGTGAAATCCTGTCTTGCATATGTAAAACGAATCTACAATATCAGATACAGGGTTAGAAATTTTGGTTGATTTTGGAGACAACTGCCTCCTCAAATCTACGTGTGATTCTGACAAAAACGTTTCATACATTAATTCTTTGTTGGCATTTCCTTTTCCTGTAGCATGTTTTTTAATTACTGTGGGTGGGACTGTGACATATTTGAATCCTGCATCTTTGAGTTGTTTTTTGAGTATTCCGGTATTCTCTCCAATATTAAAAACTCTACCAGTCGCTGCAAATGCATAATTTTCCAAATAAACTTCATCTGCCCGACCATCGTACCATCGAATACATTCAATAGTCCAAGATGCAAGTTTACTAAACCGATCAATATCATCCGTATATTCTGGATAATCATACGCAAATATATTACTTGATGATTTATGCGACTTGTTCTGTTTTAAAAAATGAAACTTACAATTTTCAAATTTTATCTCATTGTCAACCACTTTAGATACGCACACTGCTGGAGACCTCAACGAATAATCTATTCCGGCCACATATTTAATCTTCTTCAAAAAATTCGTCATAATAAGGTTCCATCAATATTCCACAAAAAGAACAATGTAATGCGTGTTCTTCTTGTCTCGGATTCATATCATCTGCTTCATACATCATAGTATATGTCGCATTACAATTATTACATTCTACGTTTGATTCTACTTCCATTTTATTTTTTTAAATTATTTCACACGAGTCACCAGAACACGCTACTGTTTGGGCTCCTGTAGTGTTGTCTTCCTTTTCATATTTAGATAGTTTAGAGTAATCTATTGCTGGAAATTTCTTAACCATTTTATTGTAAGTCTTTTCGTCTATTTCTTCGTATGGTGCTAATTGGTATATGTGATCGTCTTTTGGTAGAAAGGAGACACCAACAAGATCGTCAAAGTTCTCATACACAAAATTACCCACCTTGAACCATTCGTCGGGTGTCACATAGATTGTAGCAGATACTGTGTGTTCAGTATAGTTATGTTTGATCTTCAACCACTGCTGTAACTGCTCTATGGCAGTAACGTCATTTACTTTAACTGAATGGTCGGGTGCTTTGACAGGAAACTCACAGACCCATGTTTGCGCTGTGTCTTCGGGTTGCCCAACTTCTGGTTGGAAATGTAATCCTTGATCCTTTAACATTTTATATAATGGGTCAGTTGTTGAAATTCTAACTCTTCTAATATAATAATCGGAGAACCTTGGATGAAACCCTGAAGCCGAATTGACAAGCAAAGATGCTGTACCAGAAGGTTTGGTTGTGGTTATGGCGGCGGATCGGTTAATATTCAATCTACCAGCAGTTTCTACATTAACACCTATGGCATAGTCTCTGAGTGATTGTAGGTTGTCTTCTGTAAGTATTTCAGGATTATCCATTTGTCCTGTGAGAGACACCCCTAATAATCGCTCTTCTGTTGCATTCTTTTCCCAATCTGGATGTAGGTCATTGAGAAACTTAAAGTTTGTAAGACCAGATTGAATAGTACCTATCATGGTGGCAACTTTAACCTTCTCCATTAGAGTTTCAAGGGTGTCGTCTGCTCTAATAACAACTTCTGACAAGTTACATAAACCTCTTGGACGGAGAATGATTTCGCCACAAGGGTTTGTAGTCCAATCTTGTCGTTTACGTCTACGTTTAGGAATTAGACTATTAATAGAAGACCTGTTGAATATACCCCGTTCACCTGTTCCCGACTCTGCTAGGGTGAGCCATTCTTTCATGAAGTCCACAGAAGTAGGTTTTTGGTCGTAGATGGCACTATTATTACTCATTGCTCTATGACTGTTTGTTATCCAAAACTGTCCTTTCTTGGAATCTCTCATACCCCTATCATAAAGATCGGAGAGTGTGATTATGCTGCTGCGCCGAACTCCACCCACCACTACTGATGCCGCTATCTTTGTAACTATATCAAACATATTCACGGAACTCAATTTCCGTTCTCTGTGATTTTCTATCATGTGTTTGATGAAATGGAGTGTTTCATCTAATGGGCCTGGGCCAGATGATCGACCACCAAAAGTTTTAAGTCTGGCACCTTGTGGTCTCAATTTTGATAAGTTCCATTCTACATCAAAACCATCCCACATTGCCTGACAGCATTCTAATGTTCCCGCCGACCAACCTTCTTTGGAGTCATCGAACACTACTGTTTTAGTTTCTCCGTTTAGTTTTTTGACTTTGGGAATCTTTTCTACATATCTCCTTGACACATCAACACCAACACCTGCACCCGACATCAACAGAAAGTATATTTCGGCGAGAGAATGTAAAGCATCTATTGGTACAGTAGAACAATTATATATCGCCGCATTATTCAATTCTGCTGGTTTGCCAGCAGTCCACATCAACCTCATAGACGGCATTACTTTCATTTCATAGATGTACTGTTGAATTAACGCATAATCACTTTTTTTGAGTTTATTTTTACTAATCTTTTTGAGAAATGTTACTGCTCGGTCTACTGTTTCTTCCCATGTTTCTCTTCGTTTTTTGTCGTCTGACCAACGTGAATATGTACGCATATACACAAATTCTGCCAAATCATTCTCAAANACTCTATCATTCATTGTTTTATCCTTTTATATAAGTTTCTCTATAAATTCTTTACGTTCTCGTGTCGATAAGTTAAACTCTGTATTTGTCATTATATGCAAGTCTTCTACAATTTTCGAATCATTAAAATCTAAACTATGTTTTATCATGTCTCTGATGATCTTCATCTCTTCTGCTGAAAATGTTTCGGCATTCAAATTATAATCCTCAAACGCTTCGCAACATATTGGAAAATGGGGTTTGACCAACTCATACATTATATTGGCGTAGTCTCGTATTTCTTGTTGAGCATGTGGACTGCTTCTCAACTTATAAAAATGGAAGAAGTTGTGCAAATCTATTTTCCAAACTACTTCGGTGTAGTTAGAAACAGGTAGGATTGTTCTAGCAAGTTCTCTGGCGAGTCCCCAGTCTAATAAGTTATGATATATATTAATAGTGTTTTTGAAAATATTTTCAATGACAAATTTCACTTCTCCTCTATTTTCCACCTCTACATCTGTTCTGCCTTGTTTATTCGAGATAGATTGATTTTGAAAAGTGTCTGGAACATAATATTCGTCAATTGCTTCGGAATATCTCAAACTAGCTTCGTTAAGATTTGCCGTGCGATGACGAACCAACTGGCGCATGATGAATATGGGTAATTTGATATGAAATGAAACCGATCCCATTTCAAAGGGAGATGTGTGCCTATGTCGCATTAAGTAACGAATAAGACTTCGGGTCTCACTGGATTTTCTTGTGCCCTCACCGTAACTAATTCTGGCAGCATTCTCGACTTCTTCATCACTACCCATTATGTCTAACAATTTCACAAAACCATGTTCGTGAACTTTAACTTTTTCATTCATATTTTTTTCCAATGACTGATGTGAGTTTTTGCGAGCAACCCATTATATGTATTATGATTTATCATTTCGTGCAAATTGTCGATACCAGATAAGAACATATCATTCAAATCTTTTTTGTCGATTGTTTCTGGCCAAACACAAATGTTCCATCCTCGTTCTATAATCTTTTCCATCCGATCAACTATTTCTTTGTTTCGGGGTTCGTTGTCAAAGACCATTGTTCCCGTGTGATTGTCCAATGCACTTGAAATCTCAATTTGCGACTCCAAGTTTACATCCGACCCTGCCATTGCGATACAATTGGGTAGAAACATTGAATCGAATGGGCCCTCAACTACATAAAATTGTTTCCCCAAATCCAAACGATCTAATCCGAATATCTTGGGGGAGTCTTCGTCTATCTTAATCGTGATGTAACGGAGTAGTGTATTTGTAAACGCTCTGCCTTGAAATGCAATGAATTGTTTATTTTTATCAAAGAAAGGAATTATTATTCGTTGTTCTCTCTCGTTCAAATCGTACTCACGTTTTGTCATTTCAGTAACAAAACTCTTAAAGTCTTCTGTATAATATAGGTGACTTAAAAATTGTGTTGGAATTGCACGATTGACGAGATATTTTTTTGCAAAATGACTATTATCCAAATCACTTATTCGGGGAAGATCTATTTTAGTGTGAAAAATTGTTTTTTCATGTTTAAATACTGGATTTTCTGTATTGTGACCCTTTCCGGTGACACCCTCTTTATATCTCTCTAAGACATATTGTTTGTGTAATTCACTATCGAGTTGTTTGAGAAAATTAGAAAAAGTATTACCCTGTCCACAATTATGACAACGATAAAAAAGGTCTGTCTTTTTTTGATATAGATAACCTCTTGCTTTGGTTTTGCTTTTTTGCGAATCACCACAAAACGGACAACGAAAATTGTACAATCCATGATTCTTGCGCTTAAATAGGGAAAGTCTAGATGAAACTAAATTTATGTATTTTGTGTCGATATAAGAGGGCATAACAAATTTATATAGAATTTTAATGCGATATTATCATTATACCACATTATATCAAATTGTCAAGTTTAATTATTTAGAAACTTGGGTATAATATTTGTCAATATCCAGGCTATTACTGTTGTTACACCAATAGTAATCCATCTCCACTTTTCAAGAGAATCTACTTTTTCATACAACAATGACATATCAGATGTTATTCTGATTTCTGTTTTATCTATCATTTCTGTATATTTGTCATGAAGATCGCCAATTCGTGTGTGGAGAATTTTCAATTCATCACGAACTTCGTTTTCGTTTGTCTTGTGTGATTCTTGCCCTACAAGCAACCGACTAATATTCTCCGAAAGATCGTTGAGTTTAGATGAAGTTTCATCCAATTTTGACATCAACGCATCAAGTTCTTTGGTACGAAACTCATCCTTGATTTTTAAAGTTTGAATTTCTGTTTGGAGATGGTGGATAGATTCTTGTCCTGGCATGAATTACCTCTGATGGTTTTGTTTCTTTTATGAACTGTTTACAAAAAAAAGCAAATGCTTTTGGTGCAAAAGTGTTTGAATGCACCGACCACGACTCCCCATTTAGTTCGGGGTCATGACCATCATTGTGTATTTCTAATTTATTATCTTTTTCATCTACGATTTTCCACGAAGACCTCGATTTCTGAATCCATTCTCCATTCATAACCTGTTCAATTGAATCATCTGCATTTAATTGCAAATATTCTTCAAATTTTATCATTTTCCACTGCCATGTTTGAGATATTGCATACAACCCGTACTAGAATCCATTACTATAATAGGTTTCTTGGGATATTTTCTTGCAAACGCACGAATATATTCTCCGGTCTCATCCTCACCAACATAACCACTATAACGAGTATATTTCTTTTTGCCCAAACGTGATTTCTGAAAATGCGTGGGGTCTATCGCAAATACATCTATTCCTCCAAATCTTTTCATGACTAATCCTTTTGGTGGTTTTTTCAACAAAGGAATTCCTCTTACCGCTAAATTTCCACCACCCATTGCCGTAGTAGGAGAATCTTCGTTCAATATATTTTCAAATTTTTTCAATGTCCTCGAATCGAACTCCAAATCATTATTATACATTTTTTCAAACATATCAAAAAATTGTAATTCCAATTCTTCTTCTGTAATCTTATATCCGTCTTGTTGTTCTTTGATTAACCAAAGTGCGGCAGCATAGGATGCGATTCGAGACTTGCCGCCAGGTATTTTTCCCATCAACTTTTTAATATTCCAAATTAACGTATCGGAAAGATTATATGCATCTTTCTCTTCAGAAGTTTCCAAATCCCTACGTCGTTTTAGTATCTTTCCTTTTTCGTCGATAATACCCAATTTAAAAGCATCTGTTTTTTCAAATGGAGTAACCAGTTTTTTCAAAAACTGATAGACAAAATATATGTTCCCTATTCCTGCAAGAATTCCCATTCTATTCTATTTTCCTTAATTCTTTGATAGTAGTTTCATTCAATGGAATATGATTTATCTGAATATCTTCTCCGTCAATTCCTCTTATTTTTTCTGGAAGACGGTTTAGAAATATAAGAAAAGGTTTAAGAATAGAATAAAACTTTTTTTCTATTCTGAAAAACAACATACGAGTTGCGGCCTCGTTTTCAAATACATTATAGATAACAATCAAATGGTTGAGAATTAAAATTGTTCTCAATTCTCCAGTTTCAAGAAACCGATTAAACAGCCTCTTAACATATTTAATTTTATTCAAATCTTCATTGAACTCTTCAACAGAAGTACATTGGCGATTATCATAATACTTCATCGCAAAATGTAAATAATTTTTTTCATTTAAATCATCAAATAAATTCATATTCACTATTTAATTATGTTACTGCATGTCCATATCCACCGATGATTTGCCATGCGCTATCATTCCAAAGAAAAACAACAGTATCACCTACTGCATCTAAAGTAACGTATGATCCGCCATCTAAAGTTGAAGCGTCATTTGAATCCTGTGGTGTAACTCTTACACTCCCACCATCTACTATATGAGAAACAATCTTAACTTGTCCTTGCACTCCATCTGCAAGTGTAACTACTTGTGCTGAACCAGTAGAAGTACAATTCGTAACCGAAGTTGTTAGATTTGCGGCCCCTGCACCCGAAAGTGCTTGTGGTGTTCCCACATACGGTGTTTTAAAAAGATTCGCAAGAGTAATTTTCTTAGTCTCTGACGCTGATGTATCAGAAATCAAAGCCGTATCGGTTGATGCCGTTACGGTCAATGCATTTAAATCACTTATTCTTTTGTCCGCCATCTTTTTCTTTATCTAGATCGTTGACAACCACTTCTTTTTCTGGAAAAAGTGGTTTGGGTTCGGGGTTTTCTTCTTCTTCAATAAATTCATTAGAAAGAAGAATTGCACCTCTCATCGTAAGAATGTCTGTGTTGGTTATTTCTAACTGTTTTTCCAACTCAATTCTCTTATCAACAAGAGAGTTGTAGTTAGTCATCAATTCTTCACGTTTCTTTTTAATCTTTTCAAGTTCCATGTTGTTTCGCTTTTACTTCTAAGTTCCTTAATTATGTTTCAAAATGGGGAGAAACAAATCCCCCCATAAAATTACCGATTATCAGTCAGCCGCATCAGCAAACGTTGGAGCTGTTGCAGAAGTTACAGTACCAGTAACATGATATGCTGTTGCAGAAGTTCCAGTGAATGTAATGTCATAATGGAAAGGCACATGAACATTTAAAAAGTCATTTGAGTTTCCATCTGGATAGACAACAGAAACCGCATCACCTGTATCAAGGAAAGTAACTCCACCTATGTAGAATAACGAAGTACCACCACCAGAAATTTGAAACTGAATATCATGTCCATCGGCCGCAGTTAAACCAGTTGAACAAAATCTGAATGTCAATCCTGCTATTGGAGTAGGTAATGTAACAATTCTGTCAGCAGATACGTTAATCATTAGAACCATTCTGCCAGCATGAAGTGCTTCAGTTACAGTCAAAGCCGCATCAGTATTTGTAACTGGTGCTTTGAGAGCATTTGCATACTCACCAATTGTTACTTTTTTGTTTGTCGGCGTTCCTGCAACATCATCGATAAGATGAAGTAAGTCTGCTCTTGCTGTTGCTGTTCCTATTGAGGTTAAAGCCGTTATTTTCTTGTCTGCCATTTCTTTTCTCCTAAGGCTAAGATGTTGGGACTCAACACCTTGGATTTTGTCTGTGCTAAAGATCGGGGAGGAACACCCTCCCCAAAGGTTTTCCTTTAGACACTCAACTTATATTATTTATGTTACTACTATGAAGCTGTAACAGTAATGGTTTGTGCCGAAAGACCAGTCAACACCCTAATCGCAGCGGAAGATCCATCTGCCGTGTCGGTCAGTGTACCACTATTCAACGCAATATCTGCTTGACTTCCACCACCGAAAGTATAAACATCACTCGTGGAAAGTGTCAAACTAGCGTTAGTGAAACGTTTCCTGTTTGTGGTTGAACCCGTTCCGGTATAAGTCAACGTTGCGGTACCATCCCCATCACCCGACTCGTTTCCATTCGCAAGAACGATTTGTGGACTTCCTGCCATCGTAACTTCTTCGTCAAATGTTACTTCGACTGTAATAGTTTTACTGCCACCATTAACGTGTGAAGAAGTGATGAAACGAATAGATGTTGGTGAAGGGGTTGATAATGTTGTACTCAAACCACCAACACACGCCAAAACTTCGTCTTGGGCGGCAGCGTTTCCATTACC